TTCTGCACTCAGTGTTCTAATTTCCTGTACGACATCGTGGAGCGGGAGGCGGAGGGGCGCAAGGGGGCCTTCCTCAAGTGCCGTTCGTGTCCCTACGAGGAGCCCATCGCCAAGGAGAATCCCGTGGTCTACGAGCATGACCTGAAGCAGGATACCTCCGTTCAGTATTCCATCAACCCCTACCTGAAGTACGACTCCACGCTGCCCCGCTTCAAGACCATGGTGTGCCCGAACCAAACCTGCCCGACACGGGGCAAGGAGTCCGACATTGTGGGGATCAAGTTGGACCCTGTCAACGTCGTCTGGATGTATCAATGTGCAGTATGCGATGAGATGTGGAAACAGAGCGCGAAGGGGGTGTAATGGGAAAGCTGGGGTCGCAGAGCCCAGCCTTAGTTTACCTGCGAGCGGAAGCGAGCCTATTCAACATGGAACCGACCAAGCGGCGGCGCGCGCGTCCCAAAATTCACCGAGCCCGCCACAACGGGAAGGTTGCCCGCGGCACTCGTGGACACCGTGGACAAATTTTTAGGATTGTTCACGTATCCGACCCCGTTGTAGGGCGCCACACGCCCGTATGCAGTGGGCGAGAGGGCTGTCTGAAGAGGGCTCACCGTCAAGGATGCCTGGTCTCCCAGCAACTGAGCATACAGCGCACTGCTTGTGGCATACGGCTGCATAGACGTCTGAATGTTGTTTGGCACTCGGTTGTTCTGGTAGGCCAACGATGCGGCCTTGAGTTTGACGAAGGTCGTGTAGTCGGATGCGGACAAGGTCGGCATTTATGAGTGAGGCCGATTAATTTACGAGCCATTGGTCAGCAAGATTGGATCGCTGGAGGTGTAGTATCCAATCGCGTAGACGCCTGTAGAATCTGCGGTGATGCTATTTGCAGCATCGCCTCCAGTCCCACGAATCGTAGTTGCCCATTGGGCGACTCCACTCGTGTTGTATTTCACGATGAAGGCGTCTTGTCCTGGGGTGGCCGAGGGCGAGGCACGCGCGGTGATCGGAAGTGTAATTCCATTGTTCAGAGTGACCTCTGAATCGGAGGTGTAGTCTCCACTCACGTAGACACCTGTGGAGTCTGTGGTGATGCCGTATCCAAAATCACCTCCAAGTCCACGAATCGTGGTTGCCCATTGCGCGACTCCGCTCGTGTTGTACTTCACGATGAAGGCGTCGAAACCTGGGGGTGTTCCTGCGGTGATCGGAAGTGTAATTCCATTGTTCAGAGTGACCTCCGATGCGGAGGTGTAGTATCCACTCACGTAGACACCCGTGGAATCTGTGGCGATTCCATATCCCTGATTATCTCCAAGTCCACTGATTCTAGTTGCCCATTGCGCGAGTCCGCTCGTGTCGTACTTCACGATGAAGGTCTGCTCATTCACATTGCTCGGAAGTGTAATTCCATTGTTCAGAGTAACCTCTGAGGTGGATCTGTAGTTTCCAGTCACATAGACACCCGTGGCATCTGCGGTGATCCTCTTGAACATATCAAACTCAGTTCCACGAATCGTAGTTGCCCATTGGGCGAGTCCGCTCGTGTCGTACTTCACAATAAAAGCGTCGTCAGCAACAGTGCTCGGAAGTGTCTTCCCGTTGTTCAGAGTAACCTCCGAGGTGGACCTGTACAGTCCAGTCACATAAACACCTGTAGAATCTGTGGCGATTCCATAACCCTGATCATCTCCAGTTCCACGAATCGTAGTTGCCCATTGGGCGAGTCCGCTCGTGTTGTATTTCACGATGAAGCCGTCAGATCCTGGGGTGGCCGAGGGCGAGGCACGCGCGGTGATCGGAAGTGTAATTCCATTGTTCAGAGTGACCTCCGCCACGGAGGTGTAGATTCCAGTCACGTACACACCTGTGGAATCTGTGGCGATTCCATGCCCCTGATCAAACCCAGCTCCACTGATTCTAGTTGCCCATTGCGCGACTCCGCTCGTGTTGTACTTCACGATGAAGGCGTCTTGTCCTGGGGTTGTTCCTGCGGTAATCGGAAGTGTAATTCCATTGTTCAGAGTGACCTCCGAGATAGAGACGTACCGTCCAGTAACATAGACACCTGTAGAATCTGTGATGATGTTAAATCCAAGTTCGCCTCCAGTTCCACTGATTCTGGTCGCCCACTGGACTGCGCCTGAACGACTATACTTCACGATGAAGGCGTCGGAACTCACACTGACAGGAAGATAGACCGGTCCAGTCGCCACTTCCTCCTCTTCGGCTGCCACGGCCCTCACTTCGTAGGTCTGCAGGACGGATGTCCTTGGGGACGACCTTGCTGCGATTGTTGATGCCTTGGTCAAGGTGCTGACAATGGAAATGCCAGGTAACGAGATTGTTGACCTAGCCCTCACCGCAGTGGCAGGCAGGGTCAGTGCGTTATACTTGATGAACGTGGTGTACTCAGACGAGGCTCCCTTCAGGAGCGGCATTTATTGAAAACGAAAGAAGATACCTTGAAGACAAGAGAGTATGGACCACCCTGAAGTCAAGCCCGTCTTTCGTCCTGAGGTGGTGGAGGCCCTGAAGGTGGCGCGGGTTACGCAGCCGTTCTTCACCAAGTATGAGTATGTGGACATGCTCGCCGCGCGGGCACAGCAGATTGCGGACGGCGCCAAGCCCCTTGTGGGGTTGGAGGGTCTCAAGACAGGGGATCCCATGTTCCTGTGGAATGTGGCCAAGCGGGAGATTGAGCAGCGCAAACTGCCGTTCATGGTGCGTCGGCAACTTCCAAACGGGACATCGGAGTTCTGGAGCGCTCAAGAGCTAGAGATGAATTGGTAAGTAGGATGGCAAACGCTAGCCCGAAGGACGCTGCCCAGTGAACACTGATATGGTAGCGAGTGGCCACCATGGTATCGGGGTGCCACATCAAGTCCTTTTTGACGTAGCCATAGTAGAACATGCCGAAGCAGTAGCCCAAGCAGGCCAAGTAGGAGAATATCATATAGTCGCGCTGAGTGACCAGTGGCAATGCAGACGGAACCAGGCTGTTAGCAACGGCAAAGTCAATCCAGAACACCACAGGGTGTTTGGTGAGGTGGTACGTGACCGATATCACGGCGACCCCCGAGTGATACCAGACCCGCACCGTGTCTCCCGATTTCCACGCAGCCCACGCGGGAATCAGGAGCATCAAACTCGAGGTGGCCAATGCATAGCTGGGCTTCCTCATTGCTTATTCGCCCGAAAGGCGACTGAGGTCCTCTGCCGAAGGGGGAAACAGCAACTCCGTCTTGGACGGGGTGCCGGGAGCATACATGGTCGGAGTCTCGTGCTTGGTGGTTCCGTTGGCCATGGACACATCGATGGAGTTGGCCGAGAAACGGCTCACGTCAGGGTCGTAGGTCGACTGGAACGGATCTGCCGTGAAGATGTAGGCGAACAGTCCGAGAATCAAAACGGCAAAGAGGAGAACACCTGCTGTGCGGAGCTTGGGAAACTTGACCTTCATTACTTGTTTGACTCGAAAAAACGGAAGCCGCCGAAGTAGTAAACCAGTGAAGCATGGACTTTCCTATCGTGATTAAGTGTTACACATGCAATCTCCCCCTCGCTGGCAAGTGGCTTCGGTTCCTCGAGTTGGTCAAGGCTGGCCGCCGTGAGGACGGTCGCCCCGAGACGTCAGAGATTCTCTACCTCACGCACTCCACAACCGTCACGGCGGAGGGACGAGCCATGACAGACCTCGGACTCACGAGGGAGTGCTGCCGCCGTCACTTCTTGACGCATCCGGGCGTATGAATTTCCCACGCAGAAGGTAAGGATGTCTTCCTATAGCGAATACCTCAACCGACACAAGCAGCGGCTTACCAAGATTGTGGACACTCGCCCGCACCGCGATGCGGGACACCAGACGGAGATTATCCGGATGCAGGCGGCTTCTGGCAACTATGAAACGGTGGTGCCCAATACGACCTGCGCACTTGTTTTGAATGCCCCCTCGACCGCATCGGCGGCCAGCAGGCTGTATGGAGGTGGCCACACGGTCCAGGACGCGTCGTTCTTCGTGGCGTATGCGGGTGGTGGTGCCGTTGCCAACGGAGAATCCCCGGGAAATGCGAAGACCTCGCAGATCACATTACCCTGCTACACCAGCGCCATGATACCCGAACTCCAGGACATGCTGGCGGGCACGGCCTTGGTGGGTAACGTGGATCCCACCGTGTATGCGGCTCGGCAGGGATACAATACCACGCCCAACGGCAACTGCTGCCCGACGTGTAAGCGCGTGGAGTTCGCGGGGACATGCTCGGCCTGTGCGGGTGCGTCGACGACTCCTGACCAGTTTGGACGTGGATACAAAAACACTTACCAGTATCCTCGCACAGTAACCTAATGCTTACAGTCTATACCTACGTCACTCCGAAACCCGCAGATGTGTTTGACTTGTCGGAGACTCCGCTGGATGCCCTCGCCGACACTGCCACTGCCATTTTTTCCCATCACAAGACAGCCGTCCTTTGGTTCGGCTATCTTGAAGGGTGGATGCTCGCTCCCATGGAAGAGGTGCGCCTTCGCAAGGTGATCCGTGCCTTTCCGTGCCACGTCATTTCCAGAGTCCCCTTCTCCTTCTCCAACGCCTGGAAAAACGAAATCGAATGCATTTACACGGCGTCACCTCATGGACACTCCGACACTCACCACGATGGTGGTGCTGTACACTCTCGACGTGAAGATGAACACGACAACCCTCCTCGAGTCTCTGCCCCTGACGGACGCCCTGATCAAGATTGAGAAGCAGGGGTCTCCCATTCGGGGAAGCAGTAAGCGTGACCTGATCAAGCGTCGCAGCAAGAAGGCCGCACCCAAACGCACGACAGGA